CTGGGATGGCAAGTTGTCTGCCGAAGAGAAGGAATGGACAAAAGACATTCGTAAGATGTACAACTACGAGGTCAACTCCCGGCAAATCGCATGGTGGCGCTGGAAGCTGCATGAAGGACTGAAGGACGAAGGCCTGATGTATCAGGAATTCCCGCCCACCGAAGACTATGCCTTCGTGATGACGGGAACATCCTTCTTCTCTACCGCCCGTTGCACTGATGCCATGAAGGAAGCCAAGCGCACAGCGTTCATTCCGTACCGCTTTAGCATGGGAGCCAACTTCCAAGACACCAGTCTCATTCAAAGTAACGAGCGATTGGCAACCTTGAAGATATGGGAGGAACCCGTATCGACTGCCTACTACGTCATTGGCGCTGATCCGGCCTATGGATCGTCGGACTGGGCAGACAGATTTTGCATCCAAGTCTTCCGCTGCTATGCCGATGGCATGGATCAGGTTGCAGAATTCGCCACTTCCGAGTTAAATACCTTCCAATTCGCTTGGGTAATTTGCTATTTGGCTGGCGCTTATGGCAACTCCCTGCTGAACTTGGAGGTAAATGGCCCCGGTCAGGCGGTCATTAACGAGATGCGTAACCTCAGAAGGCAGGCAAACAGCTTGCCACCAACGGAAGCTCGGCACTTGCAGGACGTTTTGGGCAACATGCAGCATTATTTGTGGCGCAGGAACGATAGTTTTGGCATTTCCAACAGCATTGGATGGGTGACAACGCATTCCTCAAAGGAAAGAATGCTGAATTACCTCAAGGATTACTTCGAGCGAGGCATGTTGAAGATGTATTCGGAAGAGTGCATTGACGAAATGAAGGGGATTGTGCGCGATGGCGGCACGATTGCCGCTGCTGGCAGGTCAAAAGATGACCGTGTGATCGCTTCAGCCTTGGCTGCTGCCGCTTATGCCGAGCAATTACAGCCCAGATTGATCGCAAATCGTGTCACAAGAGAGAAAAAAGAGGTTCAAGACGCTGAAAATGCCGCTGGAGGGCAGGTTCAGGTGCAAAAACAGGTGTCTAGTTACCTAAAAGCACTGGGTTTTTGATGATTGAGGTACTTTCTATCGCCGAAATCAAGCGCAGACTCGAAAATATGCGCCAAAACCGACGTAGAGGGTACTCCATGGCAGCTTTTGCGAAGTTGGCGGGAGTGGACTACAGAAACATGAAAAAGGCCTTTTTTGAGCTAAAAATGCCCGTTTCTGAGACCACACAGCGCCGAATTAGCCGTGCTTTCTTGGCTTTAGAGAACGGCGAGGCAGGTATGAGGATGGATATTGCAGGCCGCATGACGCTTGACTACCATCCACCCAAAGATTTTGGCAAAACCATGAAACGCGGCTACACGCTGCAAATGAATAACGGGCAAATCGGCCTGTCCGTAAAGCCCGTTAATAAGTACGACTATACAAAACCACATCTGTTAAAAAAGTGAGGGGCTAAATGGCTGTATTACACGATTACAAATGTCCGGTGCATGGATACTTTGAGAGCTTTGAGGCAGTATGCCCATCAGGCTGCGACGATGTTCAGTTAGTATTCCTGCAACCTGTTGGCATGAAAAGTGATTCCACCAAGCATAATGACAAAACGTTAAAACAACTTGCGCTTGACTTTAAGATGAGCGATATTAAATCGACCAGAGAAGGCGAGGCACAGCCGCCACGCCATGCAACACCGAATAATCCATTCGCTCCACGTTGGGGATCGCCTGCGGAGTTGGGTGGCTACAACCTGAATTCGATTGCTGGCGAATCGGTTTCTGGAATGCAGGCGGTTAAGCAATCGGGCGCAAGTTTGACTGGCCCGAAAGTTGGCTCGTACATTCCTGACCATGAGAACTTGCAGATCAAATGAGAATTCCAGAAAACCCAGTTGACCGCGAAGCCTTCTACGTTGACATCATGAATAAGTGCATGGTGTCGCAAGGTGAGCGACAAGCGCAATACTCTTCATTGCGCTCTTACTACCTTTTTGGCAGCGACCAAAACTCAGCGCCAGCGCACTTCAATAAAATCTATCCGCACATCGACCAGTTGTCTGCCTTCATGTACTCGGCAGACACCACGCGCTTTTCTATCAAGATGGGCGCGTCAGTGCCGGAAACGTTTAAAAAGAAAATCCCCGCACTGACTAAAGCATTGCACGACTACTGGACTGCCAGTAATGCAGATCAAGTCTTTGGTCAGGCGCTTAACTGGGCTTTTTGCTACAACTCTACCTTTGTCAAATTGATATGGCGCAATGGTATCCATCCCTACATGGTGGAACCCGGCGTGTTCGGTGTGCTGCGAGAAGACACGCCTTACACTGATCGCCAAGAGGCAATGGTGCAAGAGTTCTACATGACAAAATCAGAACTTTATTCGCGCTTGTACTCGCATGAAAAGCGTGATGAGATTCTTGGTCGCATTGCATTAGCAGAACAACAAACGAAAAAATACCCAGAAGGCGTAGAGAGACTGGTTACATCAGCCGTTGATCCAACCATCTACGGTAACGTGCAAATGAACTTGGCTGGCAACATGAATTACACGCCACACATTGCCGAGCCAACGGTCAAAATGCGTGAGCTTTGGCTGTTTGATGACAAGCTAAACGATTACGTTTGCGTCACCATTGCTGATCCTGACATTGTGGTCTATGACCGTGGATCAAAGAGCTTGTTCTTGGAGGGTGAGCAACCGTTCATTCAAATCTGCCCGTCACCACAATACGATTACTACTACGGTCAGTCTGAAGTGCAACGTCTTGTGTTCCTGCAAGAGATGCGCAACAAACGCACAGGACAGATTCTTGAGTTGCTAGACAAGCAAGTCAATCCGCCTAAAGCATTCATTGGTTTCCAAGGTATTTTGGATGAAAAGATGTTTGCTTTGAATCGTGCTGGTGGCATGGTGTCTTCTGATATGCCCAATGGCAAAGTCGAGGAGTTCACGCCCAACATTCCAAACGACTTGTTCCGCGAGTTGGGCGAGATTGATGCCATGTTTGCTGAAGCCTCTGGCATTACCAGCGTTTTGTCAGGCCGTGGTGAGACAGGCGTTCGTAGTCAAGGCCATGCAAGTCAGTTGGCACGACTCGGTTCTTCCCGCGCTAAGAAGCGTGCGCTGACCATTGAAGACAGTCTTGAGAAAGTAGCAACGTTGTATCTTAAGATGATGATGGTTTACGACGATACGCGCTACCGTGATGAGGATGGCAACGAATTTATTGCCGCACAGTTTACGGATGACTTTGTAGTGAAGGTGGACGCGCACTCCAATAGCCCGATATTTATGGAAGATGCAAGAGACTTGGCATTTAACCTGTACAATGCTGGCGCTATAGGCAAGTCAAGTTTGCTGGAGATGGTAGAGCCGCCAATGAAAGACCGGCTGATTGAGGAAGTCAAGCTCATGGAAGCCGCCGCTGCGATGCAACAAGCTATGCAGCCGCCAGCCGAACCTGCTGGTGGAGCGCCTGCTGCGGAGCAACCCGAGCAACCACAACTGAGGGCCGTGTGATGGAGCAAAATAGCGGATCAATGAACTCGCAGTCGATGCTAAAGTCTGGCGATCAACCGCGCATGACACAGCGCGACATTGCTTCAACCCGCCAGCCACCGTCGATGACCTTCAACAGAAATGCTTTCCGTGGCGCAAGTCGTAATCAGTACAGTCGCTCTACAGGTAGGTAATACATTTGCATGGGCAATTATTTTGCCCCTTTTTTTAGTTGACGCAATAGGTAGTTTCTATCTATCTTCTGCGCAACATAGGAGTGCTAAATGGCTGTAAATACGCAAGACATGATGAACCTGATTAAGTCAGGTCAAGGCATGGAAGGTGAGCCAGCAACGCCGCCTGCTTTTGAGCAGGACGAGGGTACTGCGCCTATGGCAAGTCCAATGAGCACGCCAGAACCCAAGCGTGGTGAAGAAGAAGCCGCCCGTTTGAATGTGATGATGGCCTTAGATATGCTGCAACAGGCGATGGGTGCATTTGACATGAACTCGCCAGAAACAAAAACGATTGAAAAAGTTGTTGCAGAAATTACCCGCCGCTTTGGTGAGCGCGAAGCAGATACGCGCCGCTTAATGCCTTCTGAGATTATTCAGATGATTCAGTCTTTGCCGCAGGCCGGTGGCGCTACGCCGGGTCAAAGAGAAGCAATGTCAGCGCCTATTGCGGGAACTACCGCACCACCTTTACCAATGTAAGGAGCAATCATGGAACTTTTTAAGCCAAAGGGTGCGATGAGTGTTCGCCGCCCGACTGACAACTCGCAAATGAATGGTCAGATTTATAACACCCCTCGCTTCTCGGAGATGGGTGGCCTGTCGAATGCTGCTAAAACCGGCAAACGCAACGCCATGACCATGAGCAAGCCGGGTGACACCAAGAAAGTTTACTAATTCACAAAGGGGCTAAACCATGAGTCTGGAAAACTATTCTCCCGAAGCGATTGAGGAACTGGCAGCGCTATCAAAGCGTCTGTCCGAAGACCCCAAGACACGCAAGCGCTTTCTCGGACTGGCAAGAGAGGTCAATCCTGACCTGCCTGTGCCGGAACTGGAAATGGAAGAGATTGTGAACACACGCGCATCAGCCGCAGAGCGTCGTGTTGAAGAGCTTGAGAACAAACTCCGCGCCCGTGAAGTGCGCGAAGAACTGACCAAGCGTCGCAGTCGTTTGAAAGAGCAGGGTTTAGCTCAGTCTGATGATGACATTCTTGAAATTGAAAAGCTGATGACCGAAAAAGGCATTGCCAATCATGAAACTGCTGCCGATTATTGGAAGCACATGAAGCAGTCGGCAGTGCCAACATCCGGTTATCCGCAGCCTGTAATGTCCCGCATGGATATTAAGGGCTACATGAAGAACCCAGTGGGTGCTGCGCGTGAAAACGCAGCGTTGGCTTTGGCTGAATTACGCAAGAATCCAAAGCCGATAGGTTTGTAAGGGGCTTTTTTTAAACTTCGGAGGTAAATTATGCCTATTGGTGGCGGCATTCTTCCGGCTTCGGGTACTAATCAGTACAACGAGTTGACTTACGTCACTCGTCGGGCATTTATCCCGAAGTTGGTCGTACAAATCTACAACTCAACGCCCCTGATGGCGGCGCTGATCGCAAACTCGCAGACCGCTTCTGGCGGTGTGTCGTCTGTGTCGGTGCCGGTTCAGGGTTCTCAATTCGTGAATGCTCAGTGGTCGGACTATTCCGGTTCGTTCGCACAGCCTTCCGTTCAGCAAGGTGCTTACCAAGCTGAATTTAACCTGAAGCTGCTGGTGTCTCCAGTACCGTTCCTCGGTATGGAAGGCGCAGTGCAGCAGGACTACGCAATCATTCCTCTGATCGAAGCTCGCATGAACGATGCGACCAACGTGATGATGGATTCGATGGCAACCGCCCTGTACAACAACACTACCAACGGTCAGCAGTTTATCGGCCTGCCAGCGGCGGTGGATGATGGTACTGGCACTGCCACTTACGGCAACATCAACCGTAGCACAAACACATGGTGGAAGTCGAAGCAGTACGCAGCCGGTTCGGTTAATCCAACCCGTCAAAACGTTCTGCAATACATCTCCGGTACCGTGAAAAACGGCGCTGAAGTCCCGACTTTTGGTGTTTGCGGCTTTGGTACATGGACACTGTTGGCACAAGATTATGTGGGCCAAGAGAGTTACATGATTACCCCCGGCTCCGGCTTTGATGGTGATGCCAACGGCCCACAGGCTGCGTTCCGCGCCCTGATGGTTGCTGGTGTGCCTATCTACCCTGACCCATATTGCCCAGAAGGTACTCTCTACCTGCTGAACACGAATTATCTCTCGCTCTATATCCATGAGCAGGCATCGTTCGCTTTCACTGGCTTTGAGTCTACGCTTCCTAATTTCCAGATTGGCTACGTTGGTGCGGTTCTGATGATTGCAGAACTGGTAAACACCAAGCCGAAAGCCATGACGAAAATTACGGGCTACAACTCTTTGAGCCTGTAAGGAGGAAAACATGTCTCTCGCAACCAATAAAATCATTCTGGCAGGCGCTCAGAGCAACACCCCGGGCGCTTATTTTCAGACTGTTACTGTTACCGCAGTTGACACTGGCAACGGTACCGTTATCCCTGCGGGCATCTATGTGATGTTCCCATCGGCTAACGTTTCCGTGCTGGCTTATGACGGTTCGGCAAACTCGACCGTTATGGCTGCCAATACTGGCGGCGTTGTTATTTCTGATGGTATCAACGTGTATGCCAAGAACTCTTCTGGCAATGCAACGGTGACTCTATTGGACATTAACGGCGGTCAAGCTGCTGGTGAAACCTACGCATAAGGGGGAGCTATGGACGCAAATGCAGTAGGCCATGAGTACCCTGATTCGTTTGGCAACGTTCGTCTTGCAAATCAAACAGGCGTAAGCCTGAATGCGACGGGCGATGTCACGACTCTGGTTGCTCAGGCCGCAACGAAGTACATTGTGCGTCGGATAGTTCTGTCTAACTTCAGTGGTGATGCAAGTGGTGCCAATGTGGGTGTCTTCACCGCTGCAAGCGGTGGAGGCACTGCCATTGCTGCGGATCAAACTTTGAGCGCCGCAACTGGCACGACTAAGTTTGATGATCTAACATTGGCTTCTGCTGCAAACACTGATGTTCAAACTGCCCGAGTGCTTTACGTTAATGTATCGGTTAATGCCGCAGTAACCTGCGACGTTGCCCTGTATGGAGATATTGTCGCGCTATGACCACGATCTTTGTTCGCAACAACAGTTCTGAACCTTTTTCCGACTCTTTTGACGGCACTGCCTACAATTTTGAGCCGGGGAAAGAGATTGAGCTTTCTGAAGTTGCGGCAAAGCATATATTTGGTTATGGCGAGGACGACAAAGAGCCGTATCTTATTAGGCTTGGATGGATGAAGATGAGCAACCAGTTCACCATGGCAATGGAACGACTGGCGCATTTTTCCTTTTCTAAGGAATCGTCTTCACCTAAACAAGAACCTATTAAACCAGTCCACTTGTCAGCCCCAGTGGTGGAACGAGTAGCCGCCCCAATGCCTCGCGCAAAGGGTGCGGCGAAAGTTGCAAATCTTAATGGCTAATCATGGCAGACACGCTGTCAGGTTACATAACGCAAACCCGGCGTTTATTGCACGACGTTAATGCGAACTTCTGGACAGATGCAGAGCTAACGGACTACATAAACGATGGGCGTAACACCCTTGTCCGAGACACAGGGTGCAATCGCGTTTTGCAAAACCACACAGCATTGTACGATGTTGAAACCATTGACTTCGCTGACCTGC